TCAGCTTCGGATCGGCCATGAACCACATGCGGTAACGGGTTAGCCACATAACAACAGACAGGGAACTCGCCATGCCAATAAGCGTTCGGTTGATCATAGACCACTGCCTGCTCGTTAACCACTACCACCGTTCGAGATCGGTTAGCGTTGTAGCCCATAGCTTGACTTTCATGAAAGGCTTCGTTATAGCCGTTATCACCGTTGTAGTAACACTCCAAGACTGGATACCGTCTCCGCTCCATCGGGGTTTCACTACCCGTTTGGCCCGAATTACCGTCATTAAAGAAGTTGCGTAACCGTCTCATCCAGCTACGGCCCTCGCCCTTGATGCCCGACTTGCTATAAACCGAATCGGGCGAACCCTGAGCGTATTGGCTCTCGTCCAGACCGTACAAGTTCTTGATATCAACTGCGTCCATGTAATGCCTGACAATCACATACTTGCTATCGGTCAGGTCTTGTCGGGTTCCCATCGGGTCGATCAGTACATCTTCAAATGGAACGATGGGCAGCTTGACTTGATTGGTATGGCTACAATAATGAACCTTGCGATAACCCGTACCATTAATCAAAACATCCATCAGCAACTTACTGATCTCTAACCCTTCGTTCCGCTTTTGGTGAGTGTTCTCCAAGATGTCTTCTAATCGCTTGGCTAATTCAGCGTCAGTCAGACCTGTCGGGATCTGCATCCCCGTTTCAGGGTCAGTCACCACTCCACTCAACTGAGGGAAGTCGGCCCGAACAAAATACTTAGGCCGAGCTTGGGACAGGATCGGGGACAAGGTATCAATCACTGGAGCCACGATATTACGGGTCAGACGGAACTTCCAACTCGGCATCTCGGCATCGACATAGGCTTCACCTTCATCGATCAGGTACTGGTTACCTAACAGGTACAACCAAGCTTTACGGCTGACCTTAACCCGTTCTGAGATGGCATCTTCAGCGTCATGCCGCATCTGCTTAACGCAATCGACCAGTTCGTCCTCGTCCATGATGTCCAGAAAGTCTTTATCGTTATACATAATCCCACACTGATTTTTTGTTTTTTGACTCTCGCCAACGGTTAAGTTCGATTATGTCCTTCCTGCGTTGATGCCATCGGTTAGGACGAGGGACAGGTAACCCTTCATGGGCCAGTACCGCACCGATACAGGCGAAGACCCCGTCATCAAAAAACCCTGTTCGGGTCATGCCTTGCGCCCGTTTCTTCCGCTTATTAATCGCCTGCGGTCGACCGTTGACAGTCACGAAGGTAGAGAACTCGCTTAAAACATCTTCGTTCCAGACTTCCAATTCGCCCGAATTAAAAGCGGTCTGCAATAAAGCCACACCCATCCGACGAGAAGTTGAAGTGTTTCGCCAACCCATCCGTTCCGAACCCGACAGGCCAACATCCTTCTCTCTCAAGATGTTGTTACAACCCCGTTCAGCCAGCAGACGATTAACCGAACCACCGTCAGCGTTGGATTCGACCAAGATCTTAGCGTTATCGTAATACTTACTGATCATGTGGATTTGGTCCACGAACTCATCAATATCGATCTGACGACCGTCCCGACCCTTGATCACACAAACTACCTGTAACGGCAACCGTTTCAAAACTACGGCACAAGAGAAGTCGCCCCGATCCAAACCTTCAGCCACGTCAGCACCGACCACATAACCACTAAAATAGTCAGCTTCGGGCGGCAAGTGCATCATCACCACCCCGTTCTGCTGCGGTCTGAACTGGACACTGCCGTGCATATCAAACAAAGTGCCACGTTCAGGCGTTTGGGGCGACATCCCTTTCAGGTTTTCGATCCGAGCCATATCAAAAATACTAATAGCTGCCGTCTTGAAAGCTGTCTCCCAAGTACTGGGGTATTGACGGTCAAACTCGTCCAAACTGCCTTGACATCGGTTTCGGATAGCATTCCTACGCCAGTTGAGAGCCTCTAAGCTGAGATTGTAAGCCCCGACCAATAAGGTTTCGTCACCGTATTGCGACTCGATGTTGTCAGACAACTGGTTACCGAACTCTTCTTTATCTTCCTCGGTAGCGAAAGGCGCACGATACTCGTCATGGTCGAACCAAGGGATGAACAGAGCCTTGAAATCCGACTTCTCCTCTACCGCTCGAACCCATTCTTGGTAGAAGTCGTCACCGTGCTGGTTAGCCGTAGTCTCCAAAAAGATAGCCGTGTCCTCGTTGTCAGGCACGGTCTGATACAACATAGCCAAAGTGTTCGCCAGCGAAGAGAAGAAAGCTGCTTCCGAGCAGTGAACAATATTGTAAGTGAAACTGGTGATCTTCTTCTCACCTTCGACCCGTATCTGCGAATTGATAGGGTCAGAGAACTTCATCAGCGTACCTTCACGGGTGAAATCTCTAGCCACCTCGAAAGGTAAGTTGTCAGCGAACCGTTTGTAGACCGAGAAGATGTTTCGGGCCGAACCCGACTTCTCTTCGGTAATGATCAAGCTGTTGGTGAAGGGTTCACAGATAGTGCGTAAGAAACAGTAGGCTCCGATACCCGTCGATGAACCTTGCTGCCGACCTTTCAACTCCAAGATCCGTACTGGACGACCCGCTTTCTTCATCTCGTAGGCCGCATTAATAATCTTGATCTGGGTAGCGTTAAGATTGAGCGGGACCAACCTTCGGTTCTTGTCCTGAATCTTCAGCATCGAGACGCAGGCCGTCATCATGCTTTCAGGACTAGAAACCAACTCTTTGGGCTGGCTATAATAAATAGATCTAGCTGTCCTTGCTAACCACTGCTCCCGCTGTTGGGGGGTTAAATCCTCCAACTTGGTGGAACTGGTTGATGAGGACTGCGACTTCTGATTCATCGGCACTGATTAAAGCGTTTTGTTGATTCTCACTAAGACCCATAGTATCCATGATAATCTTAGAACCGCCAGTGACTAACTGGACTGCGATATTCATCTTCTTACGAGCTTCGGTAGCTGACATGTTCTGGATCTCGGCCTTCTCTAACAACAGGCTGCCTTGATCGATCATCTTGTAGGCTTGAGTCAAGATCCGTTCTTTGTCACGCTGGATGACGTTAGTGGCTTTCTTTTGGAACTCCTTGTCTTGATGAACGTCCCAAGCTGCGGCCCGATCAAACCAATCGTGTTTGCTCGACCATTCGGCCAACCGATTAATATGCCGCTTGGTCGGCTCTCGGCCTAACCTGATCTTAGTTGCAGCCTTCAATGACCGCTCGGTCGGAGGCATGGATCTATAAATCACGAAAGCCTCAAAAGAGACGGGCGTTTCTTCGGCCCGTTTATCCCATTCTGCCATTAACTACCACCAAAAATTCTTTCGTTTGACCCAGAGCTTCTTCTTACCGTAAGACTCAATCTCTCTAGCTTCTTTACGAGCTAGGTCTTGGTCTTGATTAACTCTGGGTCGGTCTGGTTGGCGAGGAGGCTGATCGACCTTAGCTTTCAGCTTGCCCAACAGCCTCCTCATATCTACTTCTTACCTTTCTTAGACTTAATTCGTTTAGCTGTGCCTGGCACACCTTTACCGCTACCCTTCTTCTTAGGCCGACCAACCTTACTCCCGTAAGTACCTTTACCTCGTGGCATCTTATTCTCCTTCTGCTGGGATTAAAGCTAACAACTCAGCCTTAGTTTGACTGCTGGTATAGGCGATCTCTTCTTGGTCCAGATAAGCCTTGATCTCAGCTACCGTATTATCTTCATTTGGTTTAGCTAACGGCAGAGGGAACGATTCCCAATGGGCCAGTGCTACCGACTTCTTCTCACCTAACAGTTCTTCGGCTCTAGCCTCATCACGCAGACTGATCACACCTCGCCAGTTGCCAACGTGATCTTTAGTTATTGTAGTCGTCTCGGATTGGTTACCCTCTTCGTCAGTAACCGTTTCAGATACTGTCTTCTCATAATAAGTGCCTTTTTTGACTTGTATCGCACCAGAAGGCAAGCACTCGATTGCGTCGATTTGTTCGACTTCTTGTATTGTTGTTGCCATTTATTTGCTCCTAAAGATTAGTATAATAAGTAGCTTGAAACCTAAATTTGTTTGCATTAGCACCTGTAGCTACATCAGCAACAGCTAAATCAGTAAAGGCACCATTAACACTTGACCTATAAAACAAATAAGCGAAACTTGCTGACTGAGCAATTGTGCCAGATATAGGGTGATCCCCAGCCCAACCTGAAACCTCACTTAATGAAATTGGGCAATACATATCGTTACCAGAAGTAACGGCAAACGGGAGTCCACCTAACGCAACCACTCCATTAGCAGAACCGACAGTAACCGCATCAGTCATTACAATCCCTTGGATGTGGACCAATCGTCCTATTTTTATGTACCTCGCACTAGTTTGAGTATCATACGTAACACTAGTGAACGACGTGCCTGATGTAGTTAAAGTAGGAGTCCAAGTACCCTCCTCATAATCATCCAGCGTATTAGAGTCTGATCCAGGGGGTCCAGTTACCGTCTCGTCGTAAGGACTGAAGCTGATCCCAGAACCACTACCGATCCTAATATCACCGACTGTTGTTAATGTACCGACTTCGTGATTAACGGCTGTAGCACCAGTAACAGTCCCGTCCAAACCGCTCGTACCTGAACTATTTATCCATTTGGTGGCACTGATGCCTGTCGGCAGGTATTCGGCTACGCAGCCAATTTGACGGAAGCTAAAATTTGAGATAGCGTAACTGGCAGGGTTAGTGCTTTGAAAGACAACAGCCCAAGTGTCAGACGAAGTTGCTACGAAATCGAGGCTGTTGTGACCCGCAACAGGTTGCCAAACAGACACAGTTCCTAAAGAGTCTGCAACATAAGTCCCACTCGTTGAAGTCTGCCTCACCCGAATTTTTGGAGATTCACCTGATGTCAAGGTAGCATTAAAACTTATACGGTATTTCTTCCCTGCAACTGTTGTACACTCATCGGCTGACGTTACCCTTTTGTCTGTGCCAGAAGAAGCAGTTTCAGCAGTGAAGCCAGTTGCACTTGCACCACTAAATGCTGTTTCATAAGCATAACCAGAAAGGTTAGTAAACGATGAGCTTACCAACTCCGTATGAC